TTTTGACTGTCTGGATTGTGAAGGGACGGGAGAAGCCAAAGGAGAGGTGACTGTCGGAGGAGTTAACAGTAACGGTCCTTGGCAAGGCTATGATGAAGTAGCCATAGAGTGTGAGAGATGCTGGGGTAAGGGAAACATTGCATGGGAGGATGTACCAGATGTTTATACAGACGAGTGACTTTCTTAAACAGCCGAAGGAAATACATGCGGATTCTTTAGGCACCTTGGCTGCTCAACTTAGCCTTGCTGACATGGCTGTGCTTTTAGAAGCCAAGCACCAACAGTTGCTTGTGTTTCTAGGGATGCGCGGCAACGTGTGCCTAACGAGCGAGGTGGAGAGCGTGACCGTAAATGGTGATTGCATACAAATAAACTTGGAGACCGCGACCTATGATGACGTGCTTCAATCTCCAGAGTTTCGCGAGATCAGTCAGAAGCTACCCTCTGCTGACATCGTTAAGCTGGTGCCAAAAGATTACCCAGAAAAGGACACACCAGATGAGGGGGCGTGATTGCTACATCCCACGCAGTGTGATAGAAGGAGTTGTTATGAACAACGTAAACCATTCGCCTGAACGGGCGATCAATTTGTTGAGGAGATTACACAATGCATCAAGAACAAGAGAACAATCTGATGAGCAAGGCAGCGACTGGGCCAGAAACTACTGGGGAACAGTCGAACTCGCCCTCCGTCGTAGTCTCAACACCCTCGACGAGTCCCGCAGGAACGGGTGAAAACACGCGGCTTCACATCGTTCTGGACCAGACCTGTCTGTCTAAGTTAAAGAAAGCCTGTGATGATAACGAGCGGACCACGTCTGCCCAGATCAGATACCTGATCCGTAATCATCTCTAGCCCACAACCTTTGACGGCTACTACTCCGCTCCCCGTTGTGAGGGAGCGGAGACCACCTCTTCCCCCAGAGCCAAGTATCCGATAGCATCGACGACATCATCGCTGTTCGCAGTGCCCGACTTTGTCCTCGCTATCTTTAGAAGAGCCATCATCAAAGCCACGTCTCTCGCAGTGACTGTGCGGCTCAGATACACGCTCCATAAATCTGCGATATTCCCAAAGTTTTCACTGGCATCCCCGTGCGTATCTGCCCGATCACCACAGATCAGGTTACGGGCGGCATCAAGAACATCCCCACGGTTCGTGAGGGGTGGTTTAAAATTATTTTTCCCCACTCGCTCCCCCAGTATCCATAATCTGACTCGTCAATATCTGATGCTGCTCCTCGGTCATCATCGTAATGTTGCCACTGATTGACCGCCGCTCACCCTCGCAATCGAACGGGTAAACCATGTGGTTCAGCCAGTGTGGAAAGATCACCATCTTTCCCACCTCTGGAATTATATTCAGAACTTTAGGCCAGCGAAACGATGCCGCAGATTTCTGGCTGGTTGGCCCGTTAACAAAGCTGATGCACCCGTCCATCCACCCAGAAGCGTTCTTCATGTTCGATGCTTCCTTGTTTCTCATGTCAGGCGGCACCTGCGTGTAGATCACAAAACTCATGGCACCGTCGAGACGGTTACCGTGATCGTGGATAGGATTATAATCTCCCCTGAAGCTATGAACTGACCACGCCTCATAACAATCTGCGTGTACATAATCGACAGCACCTTGCTGGACCGCGTCACCCGCCCCAATCATCATGAACCGTTTGGCGTATTCTTTTGCCAAGCTTTCCGCTACGCCATACACACCGTGGAACGCCTCGCATCTGTCTTTCTCAAGGAGAAGCTGCGCTCCGTTCTTGATCTGCCCAACGAGGTTTCCAGAGTAATCCTTTTCCTTGACGTTCTCTTCTGCCAGTAACTCGTCAATCTCTTTGTTAAGAAGGGTGACGAAATCAGGCGGCAGGTTTGTTTCGACTACAAGAAAATCTATTACGGAGTGCGCCCTAATCTCTGCCTTGAATGTAGACTGGGGATTGAACTGCTCCTGCGTATTGGAAGGGTTCTTTGTATTGTCCTGTTGCTTTGAAGTATTCGACATCGGTAACTCCTTGTTGCCCGATCCACTTGAAGCGAACTTTCCAGCAGTGAATCTCTGACATATTTGTGTCTGCTTTTCTGTGAACCGTCACACCAAGATCAGCCTTTGCGAACCACGCGGCTGATCCTGAAATGTCGTAGCCTTTCGGAGCGGGAAACTCTCCGTTGTCGCGCATCATCTTGGCTGGGTGCGCGACGAACCAGACGTGAACATCATGCGCCCGTGCAAACAAGCGACACCTCGTCAGCATCTGACTGATCGCCTCTGTCTCACTTACCTTTGACTTGTCAATATCGACGTAGTTGTACGGGTCAATGATCAAGCCCCTCACGCCGTAACGCAGGATCGCAGCTTGCGCCCTCTCCAATATGGACTCGATAGTCGCTGGCTCCCCATCGTTCTGCTCCACAAAAAAGAAATGCCGACCACACCAGTCCTTCGCTTCGGCAAGTTCTTCTCGTGTCATCCTCATGCTGGGGCCATCGTGAAACGGCATCCCCGAATGCTTTTCCATTAGCTTGATAATGTGGGTTGGAGGATCGTTTTCAAAAGAACATACGGCGAATGACCAACCGTGAGCTTCGGCCATGTTCACCATAATCTGATCGATAAACTCTGACTTGCCCGATGAAGGGTGGCCAGTAACAATTGAAAGCTGACCGGGGCTAATCGTGAATAACTCATCGACACAGTCCAGACCTGTAGACAAGCCACGTTGGTGGCCGCGCTCATATATCTGGTCAACCTGATCAGCATAATGATCGACATCAAAGAGACCAGTAATGGGCCACGGCTTTGAGTCACCGATGACTTCAGCTAACTTCTCACTGCCGTGCTTGACCAGTACGTCATTGGGGTCTTTGCATCCTTCAGGCCATTCGACCTGCCAGCACTTGATCTTACCAATCCGTCTGGCTAGTTCCTCTGCGAGGGCTTGGCCCGGACCATCGATGTCAACGGCCAAAACAACCTTATCAACCTGTTTCAGCAAGTCCTTTGCCGCCCAGACAAAGCCGTACTTACGATCATTGTCGGGATCAACCTCGCCCTCCGATGCCTTCATCGGGGCACCATTCGGAACGCTGATAGCATTCAGAACACCGGCACTCGCTAGGCTTAACTGATCAATCTCACCTTCGCATATAACTAACGTGTCGGCGTCTGCTGCTACCCGCTCAATACCAAAGAAACTCTGGGCACCGCCAGTGCCCTCTTGCGTATGCGCCTTCTCTCCACCAGAAGTGCGGTACTTAACTGCGTATACCTCACCGTTGTTGTAAAACGGAAAGCCAACACAGTCTGCTTCAGCCTGTAGTTTCTGAAAGTACTTTCGTGAAGCAGCAACTCCGTAGTCCTTGACGACCTGAGGGCTGATCTTTCTATCTTTGACAAGCCAGTCGATGGCTGAAGGCGGGGGGCTGTCCACCCGCTTAACTTTAGGGTAAGAGGGGCGCGGCTTGATGTCCTTGCGGTCGTAATGAATTACGCCCTTCTCGTCACAGTGATGGCACTTGTAGACCAAGCGGTCGCTAAAAAAGGTGACGGCCATCGACCTTTCCCCGTCCTTCTTTCTCAAGTCCGAACAGGCGGGGCATTTAATCCTTGCGGTGGTCGAGTAACCTGACCTTGCGCTGTTTGCCCTAACCTCTATCTGGTCGTGAATGTAATTGTCTTGTTCGCTCATTTGCATTATGCTTCCTTGCGTCTTGTTCTGACTCTCATTTGAACGTGACCTCCCTGTAACTACCGCCTCCTCACGGGGGCGGTATTTTTATTACCCTGATTTCAGAGCGGGGGTTTTTTTTGTCGAGACCCCAACGGATGTGCTTCTCCTTCACACACCTGTCGTTCTCGTAGATACGCCCCTGCATACAATCAAGTATCAGCGACTCATCAAGGTCAGGGCGACGGCTGGCATAATAGATTGTCATGTGAACAGCCACGTCCTGCTTTTCTTTTTTGTTGTATGGAATGATCGGATCAAGCACGGGGCATTGAGCAGCGAAAATCTTCTCGTATTCCCTAGCCTGTGGGGATTTGATGAACGCCGGTCGCTTACCGAAATAAACAAGCTGGCGGCTGTTCGCCTTGCTATAAGGCTGTCCCTCTATTTTGAATGTAATTTCGGTCATTGACTAAGTATATACATGCTTATATAACTCATGGCAACAACAACCCACAGCGTGATATATGATGGTCACTAACAAATACGGATTACCGCACCAATTCGAGAACCTTCTAGCCCGTGACAAGTACGATTCCGGGGACAGCAGGATAACTATAACACGCCTTCTTTCGTCGCCAAGAATTTCGTTGCTTCAGAAGAAACATGAGGACGACATCGTCACAGATATCTCCGACGATGTATGGAAGCTGCTTGGAAAGTGTATCCACACCGTGCTGGAAGAAGGTGCCGACGATAATGACATCATCGAAAAGCGGATGTTCGCAGAGATCAACGGATGGAAAATCTCAGGGCAATGTGACGCCATGAGAACAGACGGTGAGCAGAAATTTCTCATGGACTGGAAGTTCACCAGCGCCTACGCAATAGGAAAGAATCAGTCGAGTTGGGAGCAGCAATTAAATTGTTACGCCTACCTCGCTCACCATGATCTAGGCATCGACATTGATAGGCTTCAGGTGATCACGATTCTTCGTGACTGGCAAAAAAGCAAAGCAATGAACAGCAACAGCTACCCTCAGGCGCAGGTTCATGTGGTCGAAATACCAATGTGGTCACGAGAGGAGCAGCACAAGTTCATCTTACGACGGGTCAGCGCCCATCAAGATGCATGGTTTGAATACGACATCGACGGGTCTCTGCCATTGTGCAGTGACGAAGACAGATGGAAAAGAGATTCGATCTGGGCCGTACAAAAGATTGGCGGCGTCAGGTCTGTGAAGAACTTTGAGTCGCCAGAAGAAGCGGCATCGTTTTACGAAAAGATGAAGGCAAAGGAGGAGTATCAAGTAGTCGAAAGAAAGGGAGAGCCAGTGCGGTGCGCTGGGAATTACTGTCAGGTCGCGCAGTTTTGCGACCAGTATCAACAGGAGGTCAGGAATGACAATGAACAGAAAAGATAGAAATCAATTTATTATTGACGAGTTTGAGGAAGGCGCAAGCATCAATGATATTGCCGCCAACCCTCGTGTCAGTGTTCAGTACGGCGCTGTCAGACGAATCATTATCAACAGCATGGGGTATCAGAAATATAAACAAATTCTCAGGGGAAGGCGGAAGGTAAAGCCTGTCGCTGATAAGCAGGAAGAACGGCGAAAGCCGAAGCCCGACTTAACTTTCTTCAAGTGGCTGTTGGGGGCAATAAAGAATGGCTAAATTTCACGAAGACTTAGTGGCCGCGTTGTCTGAAATCAGCAACCCGCCTTTAGATGGTAAAGCTAACTACGGCAAGTACGCGACACTGCCAGCGTGTCTGGAGACTGCCCGTTCAACACTGGCACAACATAACCTTTGTGTGGTCCAGATCACGTTGATTGATCCAGATAGGTTGGTTACTCGCATCGTTCATTCGTCAGGAGAATTTTTAGAAGACGGTGGCGTTCCCTTGTTGTGTGAGAATAATAACAACCCACAGAAGATGGGATCGGCAATCACTTACGCACGTCGCTATGGATTGTGTAGTTTGCTTGGGATTTGTGGCGAAGAAGATGATGACGGGCAACGCGCTACGCCGCAAAAAGAGTTACCTCAAAAGAAAGCAGCCAAGCCAGCCCCAGCCCCAGCCCCGTTGACAGATGAAGATTTTCACTCGGAAGAGGACGACATAGATTTGCTTGACCCGGAAGGCATCAAGGAAATCTATTGCCGTTTCTTCGATAATATTGGAGCAGCGACTGAAGACACTGTTAAAGACATGGGTGTCGATGACGCCCGTGAATCCAAGCGCGATCTTGTAAAATTTTGGAAGGACAACGCAGGACAGCGAGAAGAACTACAGCAGCGAAAAGACAAGGCTTCCGTAGAAGCTTTGGAGTTTATTACAGGCCAAGTCAAGCTGACGCAAAGCTGGCTTAAATCCCGCATCGCAAACCTAGAGGAAAATAACTAATGGCACCGTGGAAACTTGAGAACAAACCCAAGGAAAATAGTTGCAACCTTCGTCCAGCAAAAAACAAGATGAAGGACTCGCAAGCTGACTTCCGGGGCAACCTGCACATCTCTAAAGACCTCGTGAAGTTTCTTATTGAGTGTGCAAAGGAAGGTAAGGAACCCCTCCTTTCTGTGCAGGGATGGGACAACGGAGTAGTTAACCGTGCAAAGGAAGGACAGTATGGTCCCAACATTCGTTTGTCTATCCAACAGTATGACGAGTCATGGATGGATAAAGGACCGCAACGTCCGCAGCCAGCAGTCGATGAAGACATCGATCTTGACGACGAGATTCCATTTTAAGGGGCGGTGTCATGAGTGAAAAAACAACATTCAATTTTGTGGTCGAAGCTGATCAGCTTGAACGATTGCGGCGAAGATCAAAGCAAGAGGAACGGAGCATCGGGTCTTTGATTAGAGAAGGTCTGGAATACATCTTAACCAATCGTAGTTACGAGCAAGGCATTCGTGACTGCTGTCAGTGGTTGCGTAAGTCTACCATCATTGACGGCAAAGACTTGCCTGACGGTCGGACATTCAACGAGTTTCTTTGTGACGAAATGTCCTCTGCTTTGAAGGCTACTGACGCATCTGAGAAAGAGGATTCTCAAGAGCCTTCTTAATTCTATCCGCTACCGATGTTTCTAAATCTTTTATGGACGCCTTCGTATCTTTTTCGAGGGCGTCCATATTTCTTCTGACTGCCTCTCGTCTAGCATCAAAACGATCTTGTTCTTTTTCAAGAACCTTACGAGTGTCGTCCTGAATTGCTTTGATGCGACGGTCCATATTCTCCGCAATTCTTTCAATGCGAATGATCTCACCCTTGAGATCGCGCTTGATTGTCCTTGCTTCGTCTCTTGCTGCGTCAGCAGAGTCTTGGATATTCTGCTCTAGCTTTTCAAAAACAACCATCTCTTTACGAAGAGCAGACATATCTGTGGTTAGGACTGCAAGTCGCTTATCAAATCCTGACAAGTCAGGAGCAGCATAGCTTTCTATTTTCTCTCGCATGTCCATGTAGTCTTTATAAAACTCGAACCCTCCCCACATAGCGCCGCCCAAGCTAGACAAAGCAGTAAGAATGACAGCTATCTTTCCGCCTCTAAACTTAACTCCGCCTACCTCGACCTCTGCCATCTCATTCGCTTTCCATTAACAACCAATTACTTCTGTGGGCTTCTTTGATCTCTTCCTTGCTTTGGCCGTGGTATGCGACAGCATTGTGTGTCTTGATAAGCAAGCTATTTACAGTGGTGCTATCCACCACAAACTCTCCCAAGATGCGCCCAAACTTTCCCCGTGACTTGTCAACCCTAGTCCTCAGAATCTGAGAGCTTTCAAGGGGAAGGTGATGCTCCACAAAAGCCTTGGCGCGAAGGCCGTACTTCTTCTCTTCTTTGTCGCGGGTTCTGCTTTCGGGAGTGTCTACCCCATACAAACGAACTCGCTGCTTTGATAGCCAGACATCAAACCCCAAGTCGATATCTACATCCACCGTGTCTCCATCAACTACTCTGACCACCTTGCATTTATATTCGTACATATCTGCTACCTGTATTGTGTGTCTATCAAAGCACTGTGACCTGCATCGCTGCCGCCGAACAGCATGTACTCGGCAAAATTATTCTTAGGCAAAGACCCGTCTGGGATAGTTGTCGGCTGGAAGAACCCCTGTATATCTTTGAGTGCTGACTGCTGCTTGAATATACCGCTGCTGGCTGAGATCACATTCATAACCGCCAGAGTTCTAATCTGATTTGTTGCATCGTAGCGCGACTTGTCGTTCATCTTATCCATAATTTTTTTACCGGCCTTCTCCTTCGCCTTTTGCGCCACGGCTTTTTTCGGCTCCGCTTTCTCTTCCGGCTGCTCCTCCTTAGCTTCCCTAGTATCTGCGGGTCGCTCTTCCGTCGCCTCAGGCTGCTCCTCCGGTTGCTCCTCCGGTTGCTCTTCCGTTGCCTCAGGTTGCTCCTCAGGCTCTGACTCGTCAGGCTGTGCTTGTTCAGGTTCCGATTGCGGTTCCGCCTCTGGTTGCGGCTCTGGCTGCGGCTCAACTTCTGCTTCTATTTCTGCAACTACCGACTCTGAAACCGAAACTTCTTCGGGGGCCGCTGGTGCCGCAACAACAGGTGGAGCCAATTCGATTGTTGGTATTTCTTGCACTTCGGCTATCTGGATAGGAGCAAGCGGCGCTATCTCAGGCTCAGGAGCAGGGGCTGAAAGCACAGGGGCGGGGGCATCAATAACTATTGGGGCGCTGATCTCTTCAGTAATCAGATCAATGACTTCCGCCTCTACCAGCGTAATAAGATCAAACGTGGTTGTAAGAAAGGGCGCGGCAAACCGTGGCCCGAAAAAGCCGTTTGAGAAACCGGCATCAATACCGAACAACTCAAACCCCCCAGTAAGTTTTGTAAAACTGTTTGACGGTATAATCTGAGAGAAATCAAAAGAACGAACGCCCGTAAAATCCAATTCAACTTCATGCTCAAACTTGTGAACGACAGAGTTCTGCTCTGACAGAGTAAGCGTTAAATTAAAGATGTCTTTGCAGTCCGATCCCTGCATTACATTCCCGCCTACGCATGACGAAAGAGTAGAGTTACTGGGATGAGACTCAACATCTACGCCGTAGTCCATTGTGAACCCACGATTGATATCATCAATGGTCATGTTGTCTTCAAAATTAAACGTAGTGGAGTAAGTTCCACCCGGTCCTTGAGTACCTGCTGTGCAAAACTTTCCAGCTTCGCAGCCTCGTTGAGCGCCAGTACCGGCTTCCGTCTTGGTCCCGCCTGACTTAGTAAACTCACTCATGCCGGGGAGTTGATTGGCAGTTGTTTCTGACCCGACTACGACTTCCGTGCTTTGAGATATTGCAGCGCCAGAAAAAAGCATGACGCACACAGCAGCACATACTGACGAGTAAATACAGTTAGTCAGTGTTTTACTCGGCGTTTTCATAGAGCCACTCGTCTGAGTTATTAAAACTTTCAAACACCTGCTGCTCTTTCTGCAAGCGCGTCTCTTCTTCCTGTGCCTTTTTTGCTAAAATTATATAAAACGTGGACTGGTCGGGAGCCTCAAGGTAGTTCTTCTCCCAAGCCAACACCGCTTCCTTACCGATTTTTCCACGATATGGGCAAGGCGTTGCGGACATCATCATGGCGTCAAACACCCGTGCGTCCTGACATAGAAGACTAACTCCAGCAACCTTCATACCCATCCCGTACAGGCTGCGAGCCAGCTTAATTCTCTCGCAGTTTTTATCGATAATAGTGTGGCCCGTGGACAATCCCAAGAAGCCTGTCTGTGCGCCAACGCTCATACCAGAACGGCACACATCATTATTGTTTACCACGATGCTGGGAGCGGATGCTGTAGGCGGCGTCTTATCAGTCACCACCGTAGAACTAACTGTGTTCGTGTCAGCAGAACTTGCTCCGCTAAGAGGCAAAAGCCCAGCAAAGAGAATGGCGAGGATGAAAACAAATGCGTTCTGTTTCATTTCTTCGGCTTGCCATTAGTGCCTTTCTCAGGCTTCGGTTTAGGCGCTACCGCTTGCTCGTAGTAAATAATAATCTGTTTTTGCTGGCCGATGTATCGCTGTAACTCAGCCATATTAAGAGAAAGAGTTTCGTAGTCCCTCACACTAAATGCGTAGAACAAAAACTCCCCATTCCTCTTGATGTATTTCTTTTTGAACTGATCAAAGTTCTGATCCGTTACGACATACCACGTTATATCACTCAGCTTCAGCGGACGTGGCCGCTGCTGTGTGGGAATAACACGCTCAACTTGAACGGTCTTTACCTCTACCTGCTTAATAGGGTTCCAGCTACCGCAACTACTTAACAGCAGCAGGGTCGGGGGGCAAAGCAGTAAGGCTTTCCAATCTCTTAAAAAGCTTCTTCGTTCCATTGTTGATCTTATTCTCCACCAAGTTAGGCTTCTTCTGACTTAACCTAGTCAAATCGTGTTTCCGTAATTTATCTATCAAGTTATTCCTGTACTCTTCAGCGTTCTGTAACTCAGTCGCTAGCGTCTTATTCAAGACACGGAAATTCTCTGCGTCCTCAACAAGCGTTTGGATTGTGTCGTCCTGAAGTTGTTTAGCCACTTCAAGTTTAGCATTGTTCTCTGTCAGCGTTTTAATTCTTTGCTGGGTATCCTTATAATAATAATACCCACCGTAGCCCACGCCACCCACAAGACCCAGCACCACAATAAGGGCGTAAACCTTTAGCATCGCTTCAAGCTCCTATTTTTTAGCACTCATGTAGGCCGTCATCCCCATGTACGCACCGACGACACCAGCCATTCCGATATAAAAAAGACCAAAGAGATCAGCCAAAGCTTTAATCCGAGAATCAGGAAAAATAGGAAGGAAAAGAAAAGCAGTAAAAACGAGCATGGACATAATAGAAATCCACGCCATCTTTCTTTGAGCATCAGCTTTTTCTTCTGCGACTTCGGATTCGTGTATGGCTCTGA